GTGAAAAAAATCAAAAAACCGCGTCTTACCGGCTGGATTGTGACATCCGCTTTTCTCTTTGCTGTTATCGGGCTGATTTCACCGCAACAGCTTCCCGTCACCGTCTATAAGCTCTCGCTTATTTCACTCGCTGCGGTATTAGGCTATTGGCTGGATCGTTCGCTGTTTCCTAAAGCGCGTCCCGGTCTGTTCCTCGAACAAGGTGATGAACCTGTACCGCGTGGACGTTTTCCGGTTCGGGACGGCCACCACACCGTATTTGCCGCCGCGATGTTACGACGTGCGCTGATTGTGTCAGCCGTTTGCATCGGCGTAGCGATGGGGTTGTGATATGCGACACCTCCTCATCACGCTGTTTTTTAGCCCGATGCTTTTTAGCGCGACGGTCTGCGCCGACACGATCCCTCGTGCTGCGCAGGCGTATCGCAGTGATGTGATACGCAGTGCACGGTTGGATTGGGGCATGAATGCCCCGATTGCTGACTTTGCGGCGCAGTTGCATCAGGAAAGCGGCTGGAATCCTCGGGCCGTTTCACCCGTCGGTGCGCAGGGGCTGGCGCAGTTTATGCCGACCACCGCCGACTGGTTTAGCGGTATCGTTCCTGAACTTCGCGCTAATCAACCGTTTAATCCTGCCTGGGCTATCCGTGCTCTGACGGGCTACGATCGCTGGCTGTGGACACGAATCAGCGCCAGCAACGACTGCGAACGTATGGCGATGACCTTGTCGTCCTACAACGGCGGGCTTGGCTGGTTACAGCGTGATAAGCAGCGCGCGAAGATCGCCGAGAAGGACATACTCCGCTGGTTTGGTCATGTGGAAACCGTCAATGCCGGGCGCAGTGCTGCCAACTGGCGTGAAAACCGTCATTATCCCGACCGCATTTTGCATCAGCTGGCGCCACGGTATTTGAGCTGGGGGAGGGCGAGCTGTGTGGAATAGTCTGTTTCTCAATAGCCTGAAATCCTTTCTTTCGCCACGCGTGGTCGCCGTCCTGCTTGTCGTGGTGTTGCTACTCGCGGTCTATCTGACCGGTCGTAATCAGGGTTATCAACTGGCGCAAGCACTGGGGGATGCCGCGCTGGCGAAACAGCAGGCGGCATTCAACTTGCTACAGCAGCAGCAGGCCGAAACCCAGAACCAGCTATTACGCGCGGCGGCGGAGCAATACCAGCAGCAGGTGGAGCGTGGGAATCAACTCGAACAGCGCTATGTCGCAGCGCGTCAAAAACTGGCGGCGGATAACGCCGCTCTGCAACGGAAAATTGACCATGTTACTCAGCAATACATTGACGAAAAAGGCAAAGTTCAGCCTGTGCAGTGCGTGTTTACTCGTGGCTTCGTGCAGCACTACAACGCCGCTTTCGGTCTGTCCACCGACGGTACCCCAGACGCTACCGCCGCTGCCCGCCGCACTGGCGCAGCGTCCAACAGCGGCACAACCGCTGACGCCGAATTACAACTTTCAGGCGTCTCCCAGCGCGACATTCTCGCCAACATCAGCGACAACGGAGAGCGCTATCAAGCGCTGAGTGCGCAGGTTAACGCACTGCTGGATTACATCGAAACGTTACAACAGGCAGGGGAGGTAACACGTGAAGATTGAAGTGGAATTCTGGTCGCTGGTCGGCCTGTTGTTGTCGTTTATGAGCTTCCTATTTGCCGCTGGGCGAATTTTGCTCACGCAGATTGAAAAGCGGCTGAACGAGCGTTTCGCCGCCCTGGAAAATGCTCGCCAGAAGAGCGAGCAAGGGTGGACGCGGCTGGAGCGTGAATTTCTGGAATTCCGCGCCGATTTACCGCTGGTTTATGTACGACGTGAGGATTACATCCGTGGTCAGACGGTAATCGAAGCCAAGCTGGATGCGCTTTATAACAAGCTGGAATTGGTGCAGCAGCGGTATTCGGGAGGCAATCATGGCTGATACGCAGCGTATCCGACAGGAATCGATGCGTTGGCACTTGCTTATCGCATTAAACAAAACGCGGCCTTACACCGCGAATGAAATGTTCCTGCTAGCGCTGATACAGCGGTTGTATGCCGATGCCTCAGCGCCGGAGCTGCGTCACGCACTGGATTATCTGGCCGATCGCAAGATGGCGGTATTGACCAAGGAGGTAGGTGGCGTCTGGTTGGCGAATCTCACCCGCCTTGGTGTGGATGTCGTGGAATATGCGGTTGATTGTATGGTTGGCATCGCCCGGCCGGAAAAATATTGGGATCGGTAATCCTATTGCATTGGTTTCTTTTCTGTCTTTGCACGTTATCGATATTGTCATATTCCTTTACGCCAGCACGGTTGTGTTGGCGTTTTTTTTATCGAAATAATTTTTTATTTTTCAGTCTATTAGGTTTTTTTTATCAAATAAATCACGTCGCTGTTTTTTCTAAAACAGATTAAAAGCCGCTGCCAACCCTTATCCGGATACTAGCGCCATCAACACGATGTGCCACCAAAACAGTGCGCCATCAACACAGCGGGTGAACGGATATGAATACCAGACCAATTATCGATGCGGTGATAGCCCGCCTCCAACAGCACTTACCGGCACGGCGGATTGCGTCCTGTCCAGAAAACATTCTGATCGTGCCAGACCTTCTGACTGTTGGCGATGTGCTGGTGGGGTATCGCGGTTCCGAATTTTCCGCACCGGAAGATGTGGATTCACCGGTTCAGACGCAGCGACCACAACTGATGGTTGCCGTGCTGTTACCGGAGCTGGATGGCGAAGACGGCGTACTGGCCACACTCGATACCGTCCGTCAGGCGCTGGGAGGATACCGACTGCCTGACTGTCATCGCGGTATTCGGCTAGTACGTGACCGCTACGTTGGTTACACCGAAGGATGCTGGCATTACGCCATCGATTGCACCACAGAAACCCTTTTTATCGAAGACCGCGAGCAGACGGATGGTCCGCTGCTTACCACGGTTAATTATGAGGAGAAAGACGCATGAAATACCGCTACACCGGCCCCGCCAGCGGCGTCACGCTGGCAGATGGTCAGGAAATTCTGCTTTGGCCCGCTCAGGTGACTGAACTGCCGGCAGATCATGAGTATGTGAAAACGCTGGTCGCGCTGGGCTATTTGCTGCCTGTCGCGGATCAGATTCTGGCTGATAGCGCAACGGAGGTGACCCTTGGCCGCTAATTATTTACATGGTGTAGAAACAATTGAAGTTGAAACCGGTGCTCGTCCGGTGAAAACCGTCAAATCTGCGGTGATTGGGCTGATTGGTACGGCGCCGCAGGGTGCGGTAAATGACATTACGCTGTGCCTGTCCGAAAAAGACGCAGCACAGTTTGGTAGCCAGTTCGGCGGCTATACCATCCCGCAGGCGCTGGATGCGATTTACGATCATGGTGCGGGTACGGTTCTGGTCATTAACGTGCTGGATCCGGCGAAACACAAGTCGTCTGTGAGCGCAGAAAAAGCCACCTTTGACAAAGCGACCGGTACGGCACAACTGGCGAACCGCGTGATTGCCAAGCTGGTGCTGACGGCGGCAGAAGGCGGTCAGCCGTTTATCGAAGGTCAGGACTATACGCTGGATGCGCAAACCGGCGTCCTGAAAAATCTGGGTAAAAATATTGATGTTGCTGCCGTAGTTAGCGCGTCTTATGACTTTGCTGATGTCACGAAAGTGACCGCCGCCGACATCATCGGCAGCATCAATGCCGCGGGCAAACGCACCGGTATGAAGCTGCTGAACGATACCTACAACCTGTACGGCTTCTTTGCCAAGATTCTGATTTCGCCGGTGTTCTGTACGCAAAATAGCGTAACGACCGAGCTGATCTCGCTGGCTGACAAACTGGGCGCGATTGCCTATATCGATGCGCCAATCGGTACCACCTTTGCGCAAGCGCTGAGCGGCCGTGGCCCGGAAGGCACGATCAACTTCAACACCAGCTCTGAACGCGCTCGTCTGTGCTATCCGCATGTAAAAGTGTACGACGCGGAAACCAACAGCGAACGTCTGGAGCCGCTGTCGGCGCGTGCCGCCGGTCTGCGTGCCAAAGTCGATCTGGAAAAAGGTTTCTGGTGGTCGTCGTCCAATCAGGAAATCAAAGGGATCACCGGCGTAGAGCGCCAGCTGTCCGCGATGATCGACGATCCGCAGAGCGAAGTGAACCTGCTGAACGAGCAGGGTATCAGCACCATTTTCAACAGCTACGGCTCCGGCCTGCGCCTGTGGGGCAATCGCACTGCGGCCTGGCCAGCAGTGACGCACATGAAGAACTTTGAAAACGTGCGTCGTACCGGCGATGTGATTAACGAATCCATCCGCTATTTCAGCCAGCAGTACATCGATATGCCGATCAATCAGGCGCTGATCGATGCGCTGGTGGAATCCGTCAACGCTTACGGTCGCAAACTGATCGGTGACGGCGCGCTGCTGGGCTTCAAATGCTGGTTTGATGCTGCGCGTAACGAGCAAACCGAACTGGCGGCAGGGCATCTGTTGCTTAACTACAAATTCACTCCGCCGCCGCCGCTTGAGCGTCTGACCTTTGAGACGGAGATCACCTCGGAATACCTGGTAACGCTGGAGGGCACTAACTGATGGCTGGGAAAATTGAAGTAAACCGTATTACCAACGCCAATATCTATATCAACGGCACCAACCTGCTGGGGCGTGCGCAGGAAATCAAACTGCCGGATGTCTCCATGATCATGCAGGAGCACAAAGCGCTGGGCATGGTCGGCAAGATCGAATTGCCTGCGGGCTTCGACAAGCTGGAAGGCGAGATCAAATGGAACTCCTTCTACCGCGAAGCGATGCTGGCGGCGGCGAACCCTTACCAGTCGCTGGCGCTACAGTGTCGCTCCAGCGTGGAACGTTATGGCTCTCAAGGCCGTATCGAAGAAGTGCCTCTGGTGACGCACATGACCATCATGTTCAAAAAGAATCCGCTGGGCACGTTCAAGCAGCACGAAAACCCGGATTTTAGCAGCGCATTCAGCTGTACCTACATCAAGCAGGTGATGAACGGTGAAGACCTGCTGGAACTGGATTATATGTCCAACATCTTCATGGTGGGCGGTGTGGATCAACTGAATAGCTACCGCGCCAATATCGGCGGTTAATTTGGTACTCATTGATTAAGTAAGGAATGAAAGGGGCTTCGGCCCCTTTCTTATGCCTGCCCCTTTCTCATGCCTGCCAGTTTCGTTTTCTAATTCGCTTTAAAATCGTTATTCCTCGCTGCACGCGATACTGCTCCCGACATTTACTAAGGAGCCGTTATGCACACTGAAACCTATTCTCTGCAATTCCCTTACACCACCTCTGCTGGCCAACGCGTGGAGTCCATTTCGCTCAAGCGTCTGAAAGTCAAAGACATCAAAGCGGTAAAAAAAATCAGCGATGACCCAAGCAATTGGGACGACGCGCTGCTGTCACGCATGACCGGTCTGGTGCCGGAAGACATCGATGAGATGGATGCGCAGGACTACATGGCGCTGCAAAAACGATTTCAGCAGCTACTTGGGTTGGATAACGCAGCCGGCGCTGCTGTGGAAAGCGCAAGCCCTGCTGGCGAGGTGGTTTCGCTTTCAGCCGAGTGAGATTGATGCGCTGGAACTGGACGACTTTGAACGCTGGCTGGATGAAGCCAGCGAACAGATAAAACGTGAGAACGGTGAGGAAGACTGATTACTGACAGGATTAATGAGTCCACCATCCACCCACCCCGGCCAGCGACAGGGCGCTGGCCGTTTTCCTCCCTCACCACCTGTCTTCTTCTCCTGCTTATCACTCGTCCTTTTCCTCGTTTTATCCCCGGTTTGTGATGGGGAAACCACACTGGAGCGGCGCAAGCCGCCGTCTCCGATCCGCCCCGCAAGGGGCTTTTCTGAATGAGAGTGAACCGTGGATATGCTTTTAAACGGTGTCATGCTGGGCGGGGCGTTGGGCGCCACGCTGGATGACACAAAAAAATCGCTGCAGCCACTTAGCGATAGCCTCAAACAAGCGCAGGAGTGGCAGCGGCAGTTTAATCAGTCGCTAGAACGCTTTGGCACTGTCAGTTTGCGCAGCACACAGGCGACATCCCGACTGAGCCAATCGCTACGTGAATTAGAAACCAATCAGGAACGGCTGGCGCGTAGCCAGTCACGTCAAGAAACATTACGTAGCCGTCGGGGTGAACTCGCCGAGGATTTTCAGACTAAGCGTGCGCAGTTTGATTCTGTCATGAAGCCGATTGTGGCGTCGGTCACACGCTATGCGTCGTTTGAGGCGCTGTTGCGTGGCATTAGCGTTGCTCATGGGATATCGAGTGAGCAGGAAAAATTGATGGGGCAGCAACTGCGTCAATCTTCTCAACGGGTGAACCAAACGCCAGATGCATTGCTCGGTAGTACTGGACAACTGCTTGCTCACGGAATGTCGCCGGATCAGGTAACAGATGTTGCGGCGGTGCTGGGGAAAACGTCAACGGCCTCTGGCGCGGCGTTGTCCGATCTTACTGAACTTTCTGCCAAGTTGGATGACGTGTTTAACCTGAAAGGGGCGAAGGCGTTGGAGGAATCCTTCTCCCGCATGCTGGCGGGCACTAAACAGGGTTTCTCCATGGCGTCGATGACGCAATACGCGACTGCGCTGGCTCCAGGATTTACGGCGATGGGGGCGACGGGTAATCAGGCGTTGAGTCAGTTGGTGTCCAGCCTGAGTGCGACAAAAGGCGCAGATACAGAAGCGAACACGGCTGCCCGGCTGGAGAGTTTCATGAATTCGGTGGGACGAACTGATATTGCCGACAGCTACGACAACGCAGGCGTAGATTATAACGCGTCACTAAAAAGCTACATGAAAGGTGGGTATTCACAGTACGACGCTGCGGTTCAGATTAGTAACCGATTCATCGACAGCAAAGGCAGTCAGTTCCAGCAACTGTGGGATAAGGCCAGTAAAGCGGGCAACGTAGACGCACAGCAAAGTTTACTGCAGCGTTACGGATTGCAGGAGGTGTTCCGTACGCCAGACGCTGTCAATCATGCGATGTCGATGAAGCAGAACTGGCAGAACTATCAAGCGAACCAACAGCGGATGAATAGCTCGGCAGCCACGCAAACGCTGGGTCTCGACTTCGCCCGGCAGAATGACACATTGACCGGGCGCTGGAATCAAATGACAACGTCAGTGATGAATATTGCACTCAATGTGGGCGAAGCGCTGACGCCGGTATTGGTTTCCCTGAGTGATGTGCTGATCCCTATTTTGGATCAACTGGTGACCTGGACGGCGGCGAACCCTGAACTGGTTCGTGGGATCGTGATGGCCGTCGCCGGTTTATTCGCGTTCAGAATGGCATTGAGCGGTGCGAAGCTGGGGATTACCACACTGTTATCGCCTTTACTGAGCGTTTGGGACGGTATTTTGCAGGTTCAGCGTGGCTGGCAACTGTTCAATGCGGGATTAAGAACAACTGGTGTGTTGCAAGGTATTGGGGGGACGTTGAGCCGGCTGGTTGGCGGTGCTGGAACATTAGGGCGCATGCTCGGCGGCGTGTTACGTAGCGGCTTGATGATGGCGGGGCGAGCAGTATTGTTTCTCGGACGTATGCTGCTGATGAATCCGATTGGTTTGGCAGTAACGGCAATCGCAGGGGCAGCTTACCTGATTTACCGATATTGGGAACCGGTTAGCGCATTCTTTAAAAATCTCTGGTCACAAGTCAGTCAGGCTTTTAATGCAGGGTGGGAGGCGCTCAATAATGCGGTATACGGCGGAATAGTAGGTATTGCGGCTTTACTGCTCGATTGGTCTCCATTTGGTGTAATTTATTCAGTTTTTTCCAATGCTATCAATGAACTGGGTATTCAGCTTCCCAGCAGCCTAAGTGAGCTCGGTGGCGTGATTATCGATGTATTGGTTAAGGGACTGACTAGCGCTTTCCCCGAGTTAAAAAACGTCCTGAAAACGATCGACGAATTTATCCCTGATAGCGTTAAAGACTTTCTGGGTATTGGTTCGAAAACCATCTCTATCGAAGCTGGCGGCCAATCTGTTGCTGTCGGTGTTATGACCCCGCCAGTTCTGCAACCTACGTCGGTATCTGCATTGTCGCTACAGCCGACACCGCATGTTGAATTACCTAAGACGGAAGACACAATGTCAACTCCGCAACAGCGAGTTGCAATGACACCTTCTGTCAGCGGAGCGAAAGGTAAGTTAGTCAGCGCAGCCCCTTCCGAGCGTGTTCAGGTTGCTTTCTCACCCACCATTTATCTCAACGGCCAGAAGGCCGCGCCAACGCCTGAAATGACGAAGACGCTGACGCTTAGCATGAATGAACTGGAAAATATGTTGAACAAGCTGCTCACCCAGCGTGAGCGCAGGGGGTACGCCTGATGTTTGCAGTATTAGGAAATATTGAATTTGAAGTGACTGCTTACTGGGACGGCTTTAATACGTCACTCGGCGCAGATTATGCCGAGCATGGCCGCATTGAAGGTAAACCCGGTCTGCAGTTCATCGGTGCGAAACTAGACGAGATTACTATTAGTCTGGTGTTTCACAAGCAGTACTGCACGCCAGATGTGGAGCTGAAACGGTTGACGGAGGCGATGCGTGCGCATCAGGCAATGGCGTTAGTCTTCGGTAATGGGGATTATCGCGGCTGGTTTGTGATTACGGCACTGACCTCGACCAGCGAACACACCGACGCGAAGGGCAACGTATTGGCCATGAATGCCTCGCTAACGCTGCGAGAATACATTGGCGATCCGAAAAATCCGCTCAAGCCGCCTGCGATAGAGACCCCTGTTCCTAACGTTAGCGCCATCACTAAAGCGGTCGATAAAGTGAGCAATTTTGCAGCTTCTCTACGCACGGCTGTCACGTATGCCAAGAAAGCGCATTCCGCCGTTAAGGCGGTGAAAACTACGGTACAGATTGTGAAACGGATGAAGAACAATCCCGAAACCGCGTTGTTGCAAATTCCCGGGCTGCTAACGCAAGTCGCGAATGTATTGACGCCGTTAAGTGAGGTGGAACCGGCGTTTAAAAAAGCGGCAGAGGCTGTTTCTGATGCAGCGGTTCAGGCCGAGAAGATGACGCCTGAAATTACAGCGGTTAATAAAGCGGCGAATGAAATGCTGAAGCAGGTCAAGCAAGTTGCCACCTTGTTGCAGGGAGTCAACAGCAAAAACGTTATCGAGAAGCTGGAAGCCATCAGCAAACATGTTGATGCCGCGAGCGACACATTTAAAGGCGCTGAACCTGCGCTGAGCAAACTGACGGCGGAAATCGTGAAGAGGGTTGAAGCATATGCACCTTGAACATATCACTACACAGGGCGAACGCTGGGATACCTTGTCCTATCGATATTACGGCGATCCGCTCGGCTATCCGCGGATCATTGCGGCTAACCCGCATGTCCCCATCGTGCCGCTGTTGCCATCGGGTGTGGTGGTGTTGATTCCGATTATTGAACAGGCAGAGGCCAGTAAAGCGGAGGATACCCCACCATGGCTGCGTTAACGGAAGAACTAACCTTGCTCTCTCCTGCGGTATCGGAAGTACTGCAACCGGCGTTCACCCTGTGGTATCAGCAAAAAGACATCACCAATGATATCGCACCCTATGTCACCAGCGTGACATATACCGACAGCATCAAGAATGAATCGGATTCGATTGAGGTTAGGCTCGATGATACCGATGGCCGCTGGATGGATAAGTGGTATCCCGGTACGGGCGATACGTTATCGCTCAAGCTGGGTTATCTCGGTGAAATGCTGTTTGACTGCGGCACTTTCTCGATTGATGAAATTGAGGTTAGCGCACCGCCTAGCGAAGTGATAATTCGCGGCGTCGCGACGTCGGTCAATCGTGCATTGAGGACCAAATCAAACCGCGGTTTTGAAGATACAACGTTAGCCGCGATTGCGACACGTATCGCGAAAAAGCATCAGTTGATGTTGGTAGGGAAGATTCAAATCATCAAGATCGATCGCGTTACGCAATATGCGGAAACCGATGTCGCTTTTCTAAAGCGGCTCGCCAGTGAATATGGCTATGTCGTGAAGGTGGTCAGCGACCAACTGATTTTTTCCCATCTGGCGACGCTGCGCAATCAGGCGTCTGTTCGACAAATTAAGCGAACGGACGTCGCGCGTTTTTCACTGAGCGACACGATCAGCCACGTCTATAAAAATGCCAAGACGAAGTATCAGAAAGGGAGTGAAAAGAAACTGATGGTTTATGAAGCCAACGGCGGTGCGAACAACGCAATGAAGCCTGCCGGCGCTGAGAGCAGTGCGGATACGCTGAAAGTTAACGTGCGCGCGGCGGATGCTTCTGGAGCAAGGACGAAAACGGATGCCGCGTTGGATGCGCACAATGAAAAGCAACAAAAGGGGTCGATGACGCTGATGGGCAGCCCGCAGTTAGCGGCGGGTAATAAAGTGGAACTGGTGTCGTTCGGCCAACTTTCTGGTCATTGGTTGATCGAATCGGCTCGCCATGTTCTGGAACGTGGCAGTGGCTACAGCACAGATATTGGGTTGATTCGCGGGCCAATTACGGCGGGCAAGCGGAAATTGGACGGCGGAAAAACGCTGGTGACTTACCACCCGGATGGCAGCCAGACAACGCAGACGGCCAAAAGTAAAAAGGAGGTATTGCCATGAGTTTATCTCGTCGAATTGGCACGATCAGTGCGGTGGATGAGGTTCGCGTGATGGTGCGCGTTCGTCTACCCGAGTGCGACAATCTGCGTACCGCCTGGCTGCCGGTATTACAGCGCAATACGCAGAATAATAAGGATTATTGGTTGCCGGATATTGGCGAACAGGTCGAAGTTCTGCTGGACGGCAACGGCGAAGATGGCCTGGTACTAGGGGCGATTTACTCCGCCGCTGATGTGCCAACGCTGGCAGATAAGGACAAAAGGGCGGTAACGTTCGCTGACGGCGCGCATATTGAATACGATCGCCGAACGCATACGTTAACGATCAACGGCGGTGTGCAGCATATTGCGATTAGCAGCGGTGCTGACGTGGTGGTTAACGCCCAGCGGGTCACGATCAATGCGCCAGAGACGACGGTGACGGGCAAGCTACTGGTGCAAGGGCAGTTCACCTACGAGAGCGGGATGTCCGGTTCCGGCGGTGCCAGCCTCAGTGGCGATGTCAGTATCTCTGGTAACGTCAGCGCCAGCGGCAGCGTCATGGATGCTGGCGGCAACTCCAACCACCACTCGCACTAGCGTTTTCCTAAACCGCTTTAATATTCCTCCCTCCCACCGGGGGCGACAATAGCCCCCTATGAAAACTCAATCTGTTTTTTGGCAACCGGCGCTGCAACGTTCTGGCGACATCGTCGAAGGAACGGCAGATATCATGCAGGCGATTCACATCATCCTGCGGACACCCTGCGGCAGCGACCCACATCGGCCTGACTTTGGTAGCAATCTACATCTGTATCTCGATTATCCGATCGATCGTGCGATCCCGCATGTCGTCAGGGAATCGGTAGACGCGATCAAACGATGGGAACCTCGCTGCCAGCTACTGGCGGTTAAACCTTCTGTGAATGGGGCTCACCTGACGCTGCACGTTAGCTGGAAGACCGCTAACGGCGCGACACAGACCACGGAGTTGTTATGGCGCTGACAGAACCCAATTTTGTTGAACGCGATGCGGCGAAGATTACTGCTGAAATGATCGCGAAATATGAAGCTGATTCGGGGAAAACACTCTATCCGGCGCAGGCCGAACGCCTGCTGATCAACCTCTTTGCTTACCGGGAAACTTTATTGCGTAGTGCGGTCCAGGAAGCCGCCAAGCAGAACCTTGTCGCCTTTGCTCGTGCACCGATGCTGGATTATCTGGCGGAACTGGTCGGCGTCTACCGTTTGGCGGCGCAGCCCGCGCGTGCAGAGCTGCGCTTTACCCCTGAAACGCCGTTAGTCAGCGATCTGCTGATTCCTGCGGGTACTCGCGTTAGCGCATCAGACAGCGTGATTTTCACCACCGACAGCGATGCGCTGCTGAGAGCGAGCGGCAGCGGGGTCACCGTGCGGGCGACCTGTACCGAAACTGGCGATGTGGGTAATGACTGGCTGCCTGCCCAGATCAGTACGCTGCTGGATGAGATTGGCGACAGTGATTTGAGCGTCGTCAATATCACCAAAAGCAGCGGCGGTTCCGCCGAGGAAGATGACGATCGCCTGCGTGAACGTGTTCAACTGGCACCGGAATCGTTCAGTACGGCGGGATCGAAACTGGCGTATCGCTTCCATGCGATGCGGGCACACCAAAATATTGTCGATGTGGCGGTGATGTCGCCCGAACCGGGTGAAGTGGTGCTGTATCCGTTGCTCAGTACTGGCCTGCCGGACAGCAGCATGCTCTCGCTGGTGGAAAGTTTTTGCTCTGACGAACAGGTGCGCCCTCTGACGGATTTTGTTTCCGCCAAATCCCCCACGCAGGTGGATTACGCCATCAGCGCCAAATTGACGCTGTTTAACGGCGAACAGGCTGGCGTCGTTCAGGCCGCCGCAGAAAAAGCGGTGCAGGCCTGGGTGGAAACGCGTACTGCCACGTTGGGGCGCGATATTGTCCCAAGCCAGATCATCGCCACGTTATCCATCCCCGGCGTGTATCAGGTGGAGCTCGTTTCGCCGTCATTGATGGTGCTTGATGACAGTGAATGGGCGAACTGTACGGGCATCAATGTCAGCGTCGTCGGGGTGTCGAATGGCTGATTCACTACAACTGCTGCCACCGCCGTTGGCGGCTGACTCCCGCTTTCGTTCGCTGGCGGAATTGGCCGACCGCTTCGATGACATCGATCTGAATGCTTTGCTGGTTTATCTGATCGATATCACTGACGGCAGCGTGTTGCCCTGGCTGGCAGAACAGTTCTCGTTGTTTGGCGACGGCTGGGAACTGGCGGAATCGGATGACTCTAAACGTGCGCTGATCAAGGCCGCTATCGATCTGCATCGCAGCAAAGGTACGCCTTGGAGCATTAAAGAGATCATCCGTCGTTTCGGATTCGGCGAGAGCACGCTGATCGAGAATATTGGCCGCCTGAGCTACGACGGCGAAACCACCTACAACAACCTTTATGTGCATGGCGACAAAGCGGCGTGGGCGGTTTATCGCGTGCTGCTAAAACAACCGATTACCAACGATCAGGCCAGAATGCTGCGCAATGCCATTGGGATGTTTGCCCCGGCACGGTGCCATCTAGCCAGTATCGAATATTGGGAAGTGCCTATCCGCTACAACCGGACGGCAATATACGACAGTAACTACAATCATGGGAGCGCTTGAACATGGCGAATTTGTCAGAGAACCCACAATGGGTTGACGGCATTTACCAAATCGAAACGTCAGATCCGGTCGTGGGTGGACCGGATGGCGTTTCAAACCGACAGGCTAAAGAATTGGCCAGTCGTACCCGCTATTTGAAAAAAGAGCAGGAAAAAACGGGCAGCGATCTGGCGACACACGCTGCTGCCGCTGACCCGCATACGCAATATGCGCCGAAGGATAATCCGACTTTCACTGGCACGCCGAAAGCGCCAACGCCTGCAACTGACAGCAATAGTCAGCAGGTTGCGACGACGGCATTTGTGAAATCGGTTGGTGCGACGAAACTGGCGAAAGACCAAAACGGCGCAGATATTCAGGATAGAGAGCTGTTTAACCGCAATCTGGGTTCATCGCGTGCATACAGTTCTTCTATCCCTATTGGAGGAAGCGCCGGTTTATGGACAACCGCTGAGTTTATTGGCTGGTTAGAAAGTCAGGGTGCCTTTGTTCACGCCTATTGGGTGTGTCGTGGTTCGTGGTCATACGCCCACAATAAAATCATCTCTGACACTGAGTGTGGCCAGATACCACTGGCTGGCTCCGTTGTTGAGGTTATGGGGCAAAACGATGCCACGACAATCAGGATAACTACGCCTTCAACAACGCCAGCCGGGCTTAGTGACTCAGCGAATGCTCAATTCACTTATATCTATAACGGTGTTGATTATTCTCCAGGTTGGAGACGTGATTACAATACGAAGAATAAACCGACGGCGGCTGATGTTGGCGCGTTACCAGCGAATGCCGTGGCTCAGGCGGCGGCAAAACTTGCAACGCCTCGTACCATCAACGGCGTGCCGTTTGATGGTACGGCCAATATCGCATTGACTCCCGCAAACCTCGGTTTAACTGAAACT